GTTAAATAGAAGTTAACTCGCTCCATATGAGCACGATTTGTATTTGTTGTATCTCCTGCCCCAATGCATCCAATTGTTCGATGCATTACATTTTGATAATTCTTAAAGGTTGCACGCTGGGCAATATAAGGGCCACGCCATGATTCAGTGCTATCTCCACCAGCTGGAGAGTTTGCAACAATTCCTACAACCTTATCTTTAAACTCTGAGTAAATACCACGGCTTAGATTAGACCACTGTAAAACATTACCAGCGCCTCGTGATGTGCCTGTTAAGCAAATTTTTGAATCTTCCGAAATGAAATTTTTAGCAATCTCATTATTAACCAAATTTCGATATACATACTCAATGAAAGATTGAACTTCAAAAGCATACCGGATGTAATCGTGTATTGGCATTTGAGGATTTAAAGTAATATTCATGGGATGTGAATTGAAAGGGAAAGAACTACAATTAAAATAAACAAACCCTTTATTTACGACATATTTGGGGCGAGCATAAGCTGAGGTTTCGAGACCATATCCAGTTCCACCATTAAACCAAAGTACAAGATCTCTTGGTTTAGCGACCCACTCATCATCATAAAACATTTGCATCGTCAGCATATTATTTGCCGACTCAACCCCTGCATTCTGGACAGTTTCTCCAACTAAGATAGTCATTGGAACTTGAAACTCTTTAATTACTATAGCCATAATTACTCTCCTCGCATCTCATCAAAACGTTGCTGTAATTGGTCTCGTACATTTAGGCTAAAATCCAATCCACCGCTAATTTGGATGAATCCTCTCGAATCAAATGACCATTTATTGCCATCTCGGCCATCAAGACTAAAAAAATAATCAGTATTGGGTTCAAAATAATGAAGTGTATTTACGTTGAACTCATATTCAGCCCAAAAGCCATAATATGGATCATATTGCTCAGGGACAGCTTTAATAATGATATTCGTTGAGGTATTTAAATCTGGTTGGTCTCCATTGTTAAACCAAACACGACATTGAGTCGCATAGTCTGGAACCTTAACTACTCTATTCGCTGAGTTTCCACCACCAGATTGAATTCTTGTATCGTAATGAATGTTCCCATTTTTATCTTTCCACTGAAAACGACTTGCATTTGATAGCCCATCAGTTTTCATCCAGAGATGTGTTTCAGCTCCAATATCAAACCATGAGGTAATCCGATGCCCTTTGTTTGGAACTCCATTATTTTCGGCAATACTTTTCGGTAAAATTGAGCCATCAATAATAGTGATAGTTTTATTCGGCTCATTTACTAATAATGGCTCTAACTCTTGATAAGGCAATAATGGGACTTTATAGGACGTAAAAGGGTCAAGTTTAAATAACTCCCGTGGTTTCCATCCTTGATCGCATGAGATTTGATAAGCAACCTCAAGATCGGCTTTGGGTTTTGGTGAATGTTGTAGCATTAACCAAATTGTTGGTGCATGTACCCAGCTTTCACCAAGTAGACGTAATTCTTCGTTTGATTTATCTGATAATCGAACTAATAATTTGATTGATCCACTTAGTAGTACGTGGGCTGGCTGTTCACCCAAATATCTAAAATGAGTTACTCCACCTTCATAAGTAAAAGAAGATGCAAATGGATTAGGTGCAACCCCAGAGTCCTGCAAACTTGTATGTATTTCCTGAATAGGCATGATAAAAGACTTGTCTGTTATTTTTTTACATGCAACTTTTTGATCTAAAAATCCATTTCCATTGCATAAACGAACCTGCCCTTGAGCTAAGATTGGAGCGACAATAAAAGGTTTGTCTGTTTGCTGGAAAGATCCATTGCCTATCGCACGGATCTCTTCTAAAGCATCAACGCCATAACCACCTTTAGTATCTTGAGCACTATTTGCATAATAAGCAGATAAATCTTTTAACTCCCCAGGCTCAATTTGTACTGGAGCATTATTACTTGTGATACCCATATTATTTCCTCTTTAAAATAATGGATTGATGGACATAAAAAAACCTCCGTAAAGGAGGTGAATATTTGGGGTTAATTTATTCAAACAAGCATGGTTGAATTTGACGATCTACATTAGCTATTGCTGTTTCAAGCGAATCTCGTTGCTTTTTCCATCCTGATAATCCACGACCGCATGTACTGGCAATATCTTTTTCGCATTCTAGTTTGGCATTTAGCGCTTCCCGCTGTTGGAGTAGTGCGAAGTAGTCTGTTTGTAGTAATGTACGAGCCTCGAAGAACGCTTTTACAAGTGCTTTCTTAAAATCAATAACACGTGGACTATTCCTCATTAATGTCATTAAAAAGGTTGCTTGTTGTTCGTTTAGTTCTGCATAACGAGTATGGCGCCCTCTTGTAGACTCACGATCTGAATTCGGCATTTCAAATGCGGAATTAGATGTTTTGAATTCTACACGACCAAATTCCTGAATATCTGGTAAATAAGTACGAACAAGTTGAATTACCGTTTTATGTGTAAGTTGCAATCCAAGCGCTATTTGGAGTGTTGTTGTTACTGGATTACGCCCATTAACTTCAACTAATTTAACTACAGGATGAAATTTCGCATTCATGATTAACTCCTTTTTGAGTTGTATTGAGCCTGAGTGCTAAATGCAATTTCTGACAAACAGGCAATAAAAAACCCCGCTTACGCGAGGTCTGGTAATTCGTAGAGATTTAAGGCTTATTCAAACCCATTTGCTTTTCTTCGCTCATTAATAATTCTTCTCGCTTCTTTCCTTTGTTCAATCATTTCAGGGGTCAACTCAATATCATATGCTTTATAAATTTCTGCAGTTCTTTTTATTGATTCACCAAATGATGGGTCTAAAGTGGAATAACGCTCTGACAACTTTACCGACTTAGGAAAGTCAGGAAAAAATTCATCAAAATCTTTTTTGTGTTCAATCCCAATATACATGAATACACGCCATGTATTATTTTTTAAATCTCGGACAAAGATATTATCAAAGCGATTAATTATTTCCTTATCTAAATATAAGAGTTTTACCTCCGTTGGAACCACACACACCTCTCCAACGCCAGACAAGAAGTTGGCTTTTGATTTTTTCAGTTTAATGCCTAAATACTTCGTACGAGATCCCAGCCTAATTGCATGTGATAATATGATTTGATCATTATACTCGTCTACACTTACCCAATCTCCATTACTATAAAGTTGACCAGGATGATTCCTAGTAAACAATCTTGAGTAATCATACTTACTTTCAAGCTGTCCAAGTAAGGTAAGATTTACTTCTGGACCATTACTAACGCTCAACAAATCACTATATATACCTTCAAAAATCTTGTATGAATTTTTACACTGAAGATTCTCTGCATAAGCTCCTAAAGAAACCGTCATCAAAAAGGCTATTAAAATATTTTTCATAAAATAGTTTTTCGTAGAATTTTGGCAATCTTATCCAAAAACAAAATGATAGGCAAAATATTCACCTACTAATCTAATTAGAGGTCAATTGGGTTGGATCTAGTTCGTTAATTTACCGTGTAAGGCGTATGCACATTAACCTGATAAAAGTCTGGATTATTAGGCACCTCAATAACGCTAGATGCCTGTAACTCCAGACCACCAATACTATAAAACTGTATGTGTTCTGCAAGTTTTTCAGCAACAATAAGACCTGAGTCTGTTCCTGTATTACGTGGTGCAAATAACTGGATGAACAGCATTCCTGTAGTACGTGTGCACGGTTTATCAGCTAATCCAACAATTCGCTTATCTCCACCACCAAAACTCACCTGAGCCCATATTTCATTGTGTGGTGCAGTAAAGTGCTTGCCACCTTCAAGTAGTTGGTTTTGGAATTGAAAGTGTTCTTTTTTGATGCCTTTACTGGTAAAGGATTCAACCAACTTTCGCATCTCACGCTTTGCATCATAATCTCTCATTTATATTTACTCACAATATACTGAAAGGCCAATGTATAAACCCCGTTAGGGGCCTGTCGTGAAAAGCCACCTGCAGACTTTTTAATATATCCTTTACCTTTCACCCAGCTACCATTTTTAACGGGATCAGGATAACCACCGTATTCAATGACATCTCCATAAGGTGTGTTGTTTTGGATATACGCAGTGTCACCTAACTTGAATGAAGCAATGGTCCTTGCGGCTGCTTGCACAGTATCTCCATTGCCTTGCTTTGTTGAGTAGTCCTCAACATTAATCGAAACAATGTGTGAAAAACGATAAGAGCCCTTATCAACTGGTGAGCGCACAGTGACCTGTTGCAAGGCATCAGAAATAATGTCCTTACAATGTTGCTCAACATCTTCAGTAATTGTGTCAATAAAATCGGTTGGATTGATGGACCATTTAGACATGCTTCACCCATAAAAAAACCCACCGAAGTGGGATCAAGATAAAACTACTTTTATCGGAATATAAATTATTTGAAGGCAGCCGAATCAACAAAACAAAGTACTTTTGTTATGTGGTGTCCTGTATGCGCCCTAAATAAATCTTTACAGTTAACTTTCACATGGTTTCCATGTTTCTTATAAAGCAAGTTATAACGCCCCATATCTGTATCAACTAGCTGAATTAACCTAGTTTTAACAAGACCTTCCTCACCATCGACATTAATCTCATTATCAAGCGTAACAGCTATTTGGTTACCACCAAATGTTTCTTGGTTTGGGTGTGTGCTTTTTATTAGCAACAACTTACCACTGATAGTTGCTGGCTTACCATAATAAAAAGTTTCAGCATAAGAAACTGATGTGATAGTTAGGAGAATTAAAAAAATAAAATTTTTCATTAGATTACTTACAAATTATCTAGCCCTTTGCATTTTAAGCATAATTTAATGTACTTTGGCTAATTAATTTTTCGTAACTGAATCTTCCAAATACTCCCAGTCGGATCAGCACCAATATCAATAATGCGAAAAAACCCCTTTTCAGTTTCCCACTCATCGTCAATTTGTGGCGTTTCAGTAACTTCATTTTGTAGCACAGTAGCCTTGCAATCCTCGGCTTGGTAATTATCTGGTTTAATAAGGTCTTTGACATACGAGCCAAACAACACTCCACGCCCCGTATAAATTACAGTTTCAGACTCAGGGTAGGTTTCCGTTTCAAAATCCATCTCACCTGAATTAATAACCTTTGTACAGGTAAATGGATATACTGCATCAGTCAGTTTTTTATCAAACGCCTTAGCCAACTTGGATTGAACCTTACTTCTAATCATCCCCGATACACTCCAAACGCAAAGCCTCTCGGTGTCAGATCAAGTGATGCAATATAGGCTTTAGCGATCTGTTCATACTTTGAAAGAGCAACACTACCATTAGCAAAGGTTTCATCAACCTTAACGCCATCAGCATCAACCATTTCACGTGTAGTCTGACGCTCTACACCTGAGTAGATATCACCAGCTAAAATGCCTTTGATAATCTCACATGCAGCATCTTTAAGAATTGGATCAACTGGGTCGGGAATAAAACCGATTTCATTCTTCATCCAAACATTTGATTGCTTAACTAAGGTCGCTTTATCACCATCTGGCGCAAAGTCGTTCCCCAATATTTCATCTGCATCATTGATAGTGATAAAGCTCATGGGATTATTCCTGTGATTGTTCTGCTGCCTTAGCATCTTCAGCGGCTTTGGCGGCCTTTTGCTCTGCAGCAGTAAGCTTTTTAGCAGTAGCCTTTTCTAGCTCTGCAATTTTGGCTTTAAGTTCAGTGTTTTCTGTCTGCAGCTTTTCTAAGTCTGCTTTAGTGATGCCCGTTGATGAGTCACTGACCACACTTGACTGTGCTGACAGCTTCTCACCTTCACATAGCTCATGTAGACCATGTTTGAAGTCAGATTCATTGATGATGCGATAACTGTTGCCATCTTTAATCTTGACGGTATTTAATGGATTCATTTTTTTATTTCCAAAAAATAAGGGCGATTGCTCGCCCTAATGATTAACCCAACAGTAAGCCAATGTGACGTGATGTCACTGCCTTAACACCCCAAGCCAAGCTGACTTCATAAACCACTTGTTTATATTGACGGTAAACCGCAATTTCAAAGGCCAAACCAGTGACTGGATCAACAATCTGTGTACGGTCATCAGCACTATCACCGCCATCTGGTAATGCAGGTGCACGTGTGGCCAAGGCGATTGCTGAACGAGAAAAGACTAAGTTTGGCACATAGGTATTGCCTAAACTCAATGCTGATTTATCAGGTACCGGAAGAATCAAACCAGAATTCAGTGCCAAAGTACTGCCAGACAAACCGCCTGATA